GTCAGCTAAAATAAGAATGAACACCGAATACAGAAACAAGTTATTCAATAGAATAAAAGATGTATTCGAAAAAGAAGAAACGCAAGAGCAACAAGGTTTTATGCAAGCAAGAGAAACCTTTGAGCATAGTCAAAACTCAGCTTTTGAACTTGCAAAACAAGTAGTAGAGAGGTCATATCCTAAAGATGATGTAGCCACATTACGAACTTTCAAAAAGAAGTATGGCGATCCGTGTGATGTAGTTGCAAAAGACAAGTGCTTTTACTTTTCTCATAACGAAGATGTAGATGATGAGGGCGAGAAAACAGACACGCAATCACACTTTGACTTTGGATTATTTGGTAATCTAAATGGTAGAGAAAGTTATAGTAGTAATGAGGATAGTCAGCATTTTGCACACGCATATTATCGTGAGGAGTTAAAAGCTAAGGGCTTGAACCCTGATATCATAGCTCAACAAAATGGCAAAGACGATAACCCACATAAAACCAAACACATTGACGCAAACAATAAGTTTTTGGGTAAATCCAATAATAGTTATTCTGATGATAACGACAATAATATTGGTATGACTAAAACTTTCAACGCACCATTTTATTGTGATGTGATTGGAACTAGCCATTGTAGAAGTAGAGCAATCGCTTGTACTAAAGACGAGTACAATATCTTTTTGGCTTGGCGAAGTGCGAAAGCTAAAGTTGTAAGCACACACCAAACTTGGATTGATAGTATAACTAAACAATGCGATCAATTAAAAATTGGTTTAAAAGCGTATCGTTATTTATCTGAGGGCATAGAGCTTGCAACCGAACTAGGTATCAAAGTTGATGAGGCAGAATTAGTTAGAACTAATTCTACTGGCTTAACAATTTATAACCCTAGTAATCTAGCAAGTATGATTAAAGGTATGAAAAATAAAGAGCAGACGAGAGAGCAGAAAATATTCGAAAGAATGAAGTATGAGAAAGAGGCAGTAAATTAGGGCTTGACTTATTATATGGGATATAGTATAATATCCCATATAAACAAATAGAAAGGAAAATATGTACCTAATAATATCAAGACTTAAATTTAATATCAGCAACGACAGTTATACAGTTGAGGCACAAGACGAGGACTTTGGCAGAATACACGAAAAGCTAAAAGCACTTCAACTATTAAACTCAGAAGAAGATAAAACTTTCCACCCACTATTTATAGATATAGAGGGAAACAAAAAAATAGCAGAAGAAGATATAGAAAGAGCAAATCATATTGCAAAGTCAATGAATAGAGGCGAACTTTAAGACTTGACACATATGGGATATTATGTTATGTTATCCCATAAACAACAGAAAGGAAAATATGACAAACACATTTTTTATAACTTACTTTGCTAACAAGCATAAGAAGTTTATAACTAGGAAAGGTCAATACGATAAACCTGACGGAACGAAAGGTAAATCGTTTGTATCTAAAAACGGAAACCCTTGTTTAGTTTATTGGGACTTAGACGCTGACGGTTGGCGTATGGCAACTGGCGAGGCGAAGATTAGAGTATGAATATAATATTATATATTGGTCTAGGGCTTTTTGCCCTAGGCTTTTTATTGTTTATCGTTGCAGTAATAATGGAACGACACTACGACAGAAAACTATGGGAACTGAAAGAGAGGAAAAAATGGACGGAATAGATTTAATGATAGCAATAATAGGGGCAGTTGTAATACTGACTTTTTACACATGAGCGAATATAATTGGTGTCATGGAACTAACTGTCACAAATCTCACACACTTGACCGAGTGCGAGGCAGTAAAGGAAACAAAGTATTAAGAACTAGAAAGATAAAAATAGACCAATGGAATAATAATCACTACTTCAGATTTTTTTGTAGTCAGGGTTGTTATAATGATTTTGCTAGTGCAAATATAGAGCGTATCGTTGCCCTCGCACCACGGAACGAACCACTCGAAACGCCGATCGATGACCCAGTGAGAGAGAGATCGGAATATGGATATATTAATACTACAATAAACGAAAGGGTTGACACGGCAGAATAATTGTAATATAATATCCCATATAAACAGAAAGGAAAATATGAAACAAGCAACATACATAAAAGACATAGAATATAATGGGAAGAAAATAAAACTACCTTTTAAAATTCTATCTATAACTACAAAAGATGAAACAGTAGAAGTACAGGCGTCCAATAGATTCACTCAGGAATCAATCGGTCTCCCATCTTTTGCAAGGGCTGTCTATGAGCGTATATTATACGCTGAATGGAAAGCTACAATGGAGGATAAAGAACTTGGCACAGGTGGATCTAAAATATGGGACGAGGTTAGAGCAGGTCTTAACTGGTTTAGAAAATACTTTGCTAAGCAATATATGGTATTATTGGACTAACATATTTTCCCACACAGTCAATAGACTGTATGTCCATAATGGGTCGGGGACCTACGGTCCCCTGCCTCACTTCTGCCACAATTCAATAGCTTGCTAACTGGCGGGCCCACCCCCCCTTGAGGGGTCCCTGTTCATTTTGGGTTTTGCTTGCTAACTGGCGGGCCCACCCTCCCTGACAGTAAAAGGGGTCCCAATGACTTACCTTTATGGTTTGATTTGGAGATACATGTGCTATAAAATCATTATTACCACAAAACAGAAGCCTAAAAAATTCTGCAAAAAAATTATGCGAAAAGAAGACCTAGAAAAATTACCCGCTGACGTTAAGAAAGAATTCATGAAGTATGCCATTAAGTTGGCTGAGAAGAAAAAGCAATCCGCTGCCCACGATGACTTCCTCTCTTTTGTCAAACACGTATGGCCTGAATTTATAGAAGGGGATCATCACAAAAAAATTGCAGAAAAATTTAACCGTTTGGCAAAAGGTGAATGTAAAAGAATTATTATCAATATGCCACCAAGACATACCAAGTCAGAGTTTGCCTCTAACTTATTACCGGCATGGATGGTAGGACGTAAACCAGATCTCAAGATAATCCAGACAACCCACACTACAGAACTAGCCATACGATTCGGTCGTAAAGCTAAAACTTTAATTGATAGTCCAGAGTATCAAGAAATATTTAAAACAAAATTAAAAGAAGATTCGCAAGCCGCGGGCAAATGGGAAACACAACAGGGTGGTGAATACTACGCCGCTGGTGTCGGATCGGCGATAACGGGTCGTGGAGCGGACTTACTTATTATTGATGACCCACACTCAGAGCAAGACGCACTTAATATGACTGCACTAGAACGTGCTTATGAATGGTACACATCTGGACCAAGACAACGTCTACAACCTGGCGGAGCCATTGTAGTAGTAATGACACGTTGGTCGATGAAAGATCTTACCGGAGCGTTGATCAAATCACAAAAAGAATTAAAGTCAGATCAATGGGAAGTTATTGAGTTCCCAGCTATTATGCCATCAGGTAAACCTGTCTGGCCTGGGTATTGGAAACTAGAAGAATTAGAATCTGTTAAAGCATCATTAAGTTTAGGTAAATGGAATGCACAGTGGATGCAGAACCCTACATCAGAAGAAGGTAGTTTAATCAAAAGAGATTGGTGGAGAGTTTGGGATAAGGATTATATACCAAGATTAGATCATATCATTCAATCTTATGATACGGCCTTTCTAAAGAAAGAAACAGCTGACTATTCTGCTATTACAACATGGGGTGTATTCACTCCTGCAGATGGTGTAGCTCCTAATTTAATTTTATTAGATTCCCATAAAGAACGACTAGAATTTCCAGAACTTCGTAAAGTAGCCCTAGAACAGTATAGATATTGGAAACCTGATACAGTCATTATTGAGTCTAAAGCAAGTGGATTACCTTTAACTTATGAATTGCGTAAACTTGGTATTCCTGTTATAAATTACACTCCTAGCAAAGGAAACGACAAGCATGCTAGAGTTAACGCTGTATCACCGATGTTCGAGTCGGGGATGATTTGGGCGCCCGATGAAAAATTCGCAGAAGAGGTAGTTGAAGAGTGTGCTGCATTTCCGTATGGAGATCATGACGATTTAGTAGATAGCACAACACAAGCAATAATGAGATTTAGACAGGGAGGATTTATTGGACACCCCGAAGATGAAAAAGATGAACCTCAACCTAAAACTGAACACGAGTATTACAACTAATGAAGAAAAAAATTGAATTTGGAATAGCTGCTGTTGATGCAGCAAGAAAAAATTATCAGATCATATTTGACAGGTTAATGAGAGGATTTGAAAAAGTAACCGGTAAAGTTGCTGAAGGACTTGATAGAATTAAAATACAACAAGAAGCTAAAAGACGAGCTGAAGATTCTGCAAAAGTTGTAGACATGGAAGGTAGAAATTTAGATCCTTCTAAAAATATTATGGGTGGCACTCAAGACTTTGAAGTAGAAGAAAGTTTTAGTTTAAGTAATAAACCAGCTCGAGCAGGTTTTGGTAAACCCCCTACACCAATTAATAAGAAAGTAGCAGATTTAAAAGAAAAAGAATTAATGGAATCTAGAACTCCTTTTACTGATAGAGTTCAAGCAGAGATTGGTGATGTAAAACTTTATGGTGATGAAACTTTTGAGGAGTTAGAAATTATAAGAACTACAGGTAAACACCCAAGAGATAAAGCTGATGGAGGTAGAGTTAATTTACAATTAGGTGGATTACCTTTATCAGAACAAGGTCAAAGAATTTATGATTCAATGACAAGAGCCGGCTTTGATGACATGGCTATTGCCAGAGCTTTAGATGAACAACAAGCTTACCCTGAAGCAACTACACTAGGCTTACAACCACAAACGGTTGTACCACCAAGAGTTCAACCTATACTTCCAATCAATCAAGAAAGTGATGGCATCACCGATATTATTAATAGAGATAGAGGGTTGATGACTGCTGATGTTGTAGGAACAAGTTTAGTTGGTAACATGGGTCTTACAGACGAAGAACAAGAAGAAGTTGATAAACAAAAAATGAGATCAGGTTTAACAGGTATAGCAAAAACACTTGGCTTTATAACAAACCCTTTACCATTCTTAGCTAGAAAAGCATACACTATGTATCAAGATAATATTCAAAAAGGAATTGACGAAAGAACTGAAAGAATAAAACAAGAAACTATTGCTGCTCAAAAAAGAGAAGAACTACAATTGGCAGCTCAAAATGCAAGAACCGAAGCTCAAAGAATTGCAGCTATTGAATCAGGTTATGGTGGTTACGATGATAGTCCAGGAGCAACAGGTCCAACTGCAGCAGGAGCAGGTATGGGTGTTGGGGGTGGTTATGCTTCTGATTATGGATTTGCTAAAGGTGGTCTCGCTACAATGTTTGTGAGGAAAAGATAATGGCTGTAAATTTAACTGCAAAAGTAGGTCAAAGAATATTAGATTATTTGTCATCTTTACCAAAAGATTCTGTGGTTAATATTGCAGAAGTAAAAAGAAAATTTAATGTTGCTCATGATACAGTAAAATCAAGACTTGATAAAGTTAACAAAGAAAAAGGATTAAATTTAACATCAGGAGGTTCAGGAGGAAGTAAAATTGAAAGTTCAATTTTAACTGATAAAGAAAAAAATATTTTTCAAAAAGGATATAATAAAAAAAATATTGCCCAAATGGCAACTGAAATTACTGGTTTGCCTTATGACAATAAGATTACAAAAGCAAAACATGCACAATTATTTAGATATAATCTTACTCAATCTAAATTAGGTAAAATAGATCTTAAAAAAAGTGTAAAAGGGGTAAGACCAAAAGGAACAACTCCAGAAGATTTAAAAGGTTTTGGTGCATATAGAAAAGCACAAGAAGACTTAATGAATTTAGATCCTGATCTTTACAAAAATTTAACTCCCGCGCAAGTTGATGCAAGATTAAAAAAAGCAATTAATTTTTCAAAAGTATCAGGTTCTATGGATAGAAAAGCTATTCCTTTATCTTTGCATCCAAGCTTTGAACATTTTCAAGGTATTGTACCTGGTACAATTGCAAAAGATCCTAAAGCTTTATCTAAAGTTGGAATTACAACAAAAGATTTTAATTTTAATGTTTTAGGAGCTAGAGCAAAAAACAATATCTATAAAACTATAAAAAATAATTTACGTACAGCAAACGCGGCTTTAAAAGCTGGCGAAGTTGATGAGGCTAAAAAATCAATTAAAGTAGTTAATGAAATCTATGATGATGTAGCAAGTAAATTAAAAACTGTAGATAGAAAAAAATTACCTAAATATAATTTAAAAGATAATTTTATTGATGAAATAAATTTAAAAGAAGTAAAAATAGGTAGTAAACAAAATTTAGATAAATCTCTAACAGATTATATTAAGTTTGTTGCGTCTGGTCCTGCAAAAGACGTTAAAAAAATAACTCAACCTAATTTAAAAAAAGCAGTAGAACTATCATTAAAAGGAGATGACGAAGGTTTAAAAAAATTAGTTAAGTCTAGAGTTCCTGGAGTCAAGATGGGAGAAAAATTTGCTGTAACAGCAACAGTAGGTGCAGGAGCAGCCGGAGCAGCGAATATAGATAAACTAGATCCTTTTACTTCTCTTGAAGCAGCAGAAGTTCCAATTAAATATAATGATGAAGCAGGAGCTTTTTTAGATCCTAAAAATGATGAAAAAGTTTCAAACAGAACTATGCTCGAATGGGCAGCAGATAATCCAATGCCAACAGCAGCTGTAGCATCAGCTCCTTTGTTAAATAAAACAGTAAGACAAAGCACTGGCAAATTATTAAAAGGATTACTTCAAACTATAGGAACACCAACAGGGGTTACTGCTCTAACAGCAGGATTAGGTGGTGTTGATTTAACAGAAACTTCTGATAGACTTGGGTTGGAAGCAGAAGCTGCTTTTGCAAAACCATTAGTAAGTGGTTCTCAAGATGTTGCGAGAAAATTTTCTAATTCAACAGTAAGAAGAGGATTACAACAAATTTTAAATTTAGGTATGACTCCTACATTTGCAGCAAAAGCTGCAAGAGTTGCGTCTCCTATTGGTATCGCTAGTTTAGCTGGTGAAGGTTTATATAAATATGGTAAATTTGCTGCTAATGAAATTGAAAGAATTAATGACATGAAAGAAAATGATCCAGACGCATATGCAGAATATCTTGCGGAACAAGAAGAACAAATGGGAGTGTCAGCATAATGGATAGAAGAACTTTTTTAAAAGGACTAGGAATACTTGCATCAATGCCCATGATGAGTAAGTTAAAATTTTTAAATACCCCTGCTGCTAAGGAAGGTATTATGGCAGCATCAGATAAAGGTATTGAATTTTATGAAGCTGTAATTGGAAAAGTTATGCGTGAAGGTAAGAAGATATCAGAAAGTGAAAGAGTAGAAACTTTTGTTCATCCAGATAGACCAGATATTAAAGTTGAGTTTGATAGAACTTCTGGTAGTTCAAACGTAGAGTTCTTGACAGATCAAGAAACAAGAGGTTTAGCAGAAATTAAAGTAGATGTATCACCTGAAACTGGCGGAAGATCTGTTAAAGAATTAGAAGAATTTGAAGAAGTTTTTGACGGAGTTGGAACAGACGCCGACGAATTACGTAGTCCTGTTTCTAATCTAGATGAATTTTTAGGACGTAAGAAGAAAAAAGACGGAGGCATTATGGAATTGACTATGATCAAAATACCAGATATAGACGTATCAGGTGTTGAAACATTATTTAAATCAAGATAGGATAGAGAATGGCAGATTCAATAGATAAATCAGTTGTGGATACTAAAACAACGGTAGAACTTCCAGGCGCGGAAGAAGTTATTCAAGATCAACAAGAGAAAATAGAAAAAGTACAAAGCGAAGGTGGTCCAGTAGAAATTGAAATGGATGACCAAGGCGGTGCTGAAATTTCGTTTGATCCAAACGCAGCAACACCCGAAGGTGGTGAAGAGCATTTCGCTAACCTTGCAGAATTTTTAGATGAGCAATTATTATCAGAATTAGCAACTACATTATCTGATAAATATACAGACTACAAAGAATCAAGAGCTGATTGGGAACAATCTTATAGAGAAGGTTTAGATTTATTAGGTTTTAAATATCAAAGAAGAACGCAACCTTTCAGAGGTGCAAGTTCAGTTACTCACCCCGTACTAGCAGAAGCCGTAGCACAATTTCAAGCAACAGCTTACAAAGAATTATTACCAGCCGATGGTCCCGTAAGAGCACAAATTTTAGGAGCTGTAACTTCAGCTAAACAAGATCAAGCAAATAGAGTTAAAGACTTTATGAATTATCAACTTATGGATCAGATGAAAGAATATGAACCAGAGTTTGATCAAATGCTTTTCTATTTACCCCTGGCCGGTTCTACTTTCAAGAAAGTTTACTATGACGATCTTTTAGGTAGAGCCGTCTCTAAATTTGTTCACTCTGATGATTTAGTTGTACCTTATTCTGCAACTTCATTAGAAGATGCTGAAGCAGTTGTGCATGTAATTAAAATGTCAGGTAATGAATTAAGAAAGCAACAAGTAGCTGGTTTTTACAGAGATATAGATTTAGGTGAACCACCAGTTGTTGAAAATCAACTTACAGAAAAAAAACAAGAGTTAGAAGGTATAACTCAAAACGGTCAAGAAGATATGTACACTCTATTAGAGTTTCATATTGATTTAGATTTAGAAGGATATGAAGATGTTAATCCTGAAGACGGTGAACCTACTGGAATCAAAGTTCCTTACATTGTAACTGTTGATACAGCTAACACAGAAATTTTATCTATTAGAAGAAACTATGATCCTAACGATGCTTTAAAAAAGAAAAAAGATTATTTTGTTCAATTTAAATTTTTACCTGGAACTGGTTTTTATGGTTTTGGTTTAATTCACATGATTGGTGGTTTAACTAGAACTGCAACTGCAGCTTTAAGACAATTACTTGATGCAGGAACTTTAGCAAACTTACCAGCTGGTTTTAAAACTAGAGGTGTAAGAATTAGAGATGATGCACAACCATTACAACCTGGTGAATTTAGAGATGTTGATTCTCCAACAGGAGCAATCGCAGATCAGTTTATGCAATTACCATTCAAAGGACCTAACGCAACATTATTACAATTAATGGGTATCTGTGTTCAAGCAGGTCAACGCTTCGCGTCCATCGCTGATAATCAAGTAGGCGATATGAACCAACAGGCAGCCGTGGGTACTACTGTGGCGTTATTGGAACGTGGATCGCGGGTAATGTCAGCTATACACAAAAGATTATACGTAGGACTTAAAGAAGAATTTAAATTATTAGCTGGAGTTTTTAAAACTTATCTACCACCGGTTTATCCTTATGATGTACCGAATGCTAGACGTGAAATTAAAATGCAAGATTTTGATGACAGAGTAGATATCCTACCTGTTGCTGATCCAAATATATTCTCTCAAACTCAAAGAATATCAATGGCTCAGTCTCAATTACAATTAGCTCAATCTAATCCAAAGATACATAACTTATATCAAGCGTATAGATCTATGTATGAAGCATTAGGAGTAAAAAATATAAACGCAATTCTCCCTCCACCACCTCAACCACAACCTATGGACCCAGCTTTAGAAAATATAATGGCAATTAGTGGAAAACCATTTAAAGCTTATCCAGGTCAAGATCATAAAGCTCACATTGATGCGCATTTAAATTTTATGGCTATCAATATGGTACAAAATAATCCAATGGCGATGATGTTATTACAAAAAAATAACCTTGAACACATTTCATTAATGGCACAAGAGCAAGTTCAGTTAGAATTTGTAACTGAATTACAAGAAATTCAAATGTTAATGCAAAATCCTAACAATCCTGCAGGTCAAAAAAGGATTGCACAACTGTCTAGAAGCATAGAATCAAGAAAAGCTATCTTAATTGCTGAAATGACAGCTGATTATGCTAAAGAAGAAGAAAAAATTAGTGGTGAATTTGGTAATGACCCATTAGTAAGACTAAAAGCAAGAGAAATTGACCTTCGAGCTCAAGAAAATCAAAGAAAAGAAGAAGAAGGACAGGAAAGAATCAACATAGACAAGATGAAAGCTATGATGAACCAAGAACAACACGAAGATAAGCTAGAACAGAACGAAGAATTAGCTGGATTGCGTGCAGGAGTGTCATTAGCTAAACAACAGATGTCTGATGCTAGCAAAATTCACGATTTTGGTAGAAATTTCAAAAAAAATTAAGTATATTAACTATAAGGAGATAAATATGAGTAAAGATTGGCAAAGAGGTTCAACATTCATGAACAAAGACGTTAAAGTTGAAAAAGAACTTGGCGTTGGCAAAGATGGTTACCAAACAGGTGGTAAAACTATCGAAGCTACTGATCCAATGACATCACAAGTTGTAGATGTTAAAGGAACTAAAAGAATGAGAGCTGATAAGAAACCAGTAAAAGCTACTTGGTACTAATATGGCTTGGTTTGGTCTAGCGAAAATTGCTTTACAAGCAGGAAGCAAGATTTACGCTAATAAACAAAAAACAAAGATGGCCATGTCTGATGCACAACTAATGCACGCAGAAAAAATGGCCCGAGGAGAAGAAGCTTACCAAGGTAAACTTCTTGAAGCGAGACAAAACGATTACAAAGACGAATTCGTACTTATAATTTTAAGTGCGCCGATTATTGTTCTGGCATGG